ATAATCTTTTCTCTTGATTCTTTAGCTAAAAACTCATATTGTGCGTGTGCATCTGGTAAATTAATTGGATCTACAGATGCTTGAGCTTCTGCATTTTCGTTGAATGCTAAAATAAACCTACCTGCATTAGATGACCCACTAAATTTATCATATATTTTTCTTTCTATTATTTCTTGTGCTTCATCACCAGGAATACCATTGTTAAAATTAAGTAACATAGATGGTTGCAGACCATTCTTAATATTACTTATATGATAATTAGATACTTCTTCTTCTAAGCTACAATATTGTAAACAACCTTGATAATCAACAGGAGAGTAATAATAAAAACCAGCTTTATATGGTTTTACACAATATATTTCAACAGTATCGTTTCTTTTACCAAATTTATAAGCAGGTATTCTTTTTGGTTTGTCAGAAGGTTTAAGTTCATCCCATTTTGGATGATAGTAAAAAGCTTCTATTTTTCCATTTTTTGCTTTTTCTGCTCTAAGAGTTTCAGTTGGAAAGTGTCTTAAAGACATAATCCTTGTTTTGCCTTTATTGTAAATAACTTGTATTGCTGCTTGACCAAGTAATTTTATATCACTTACAATTTTTCTTACATCTTTATCTCTTAATATTTCTTGCATTTGACCAAACTGAACAGCATTTGTTTCTGAATCTGTTGCGTTTAATCCTCTACCATAAATTAAATCAGATATACCATTTACACATCTTGAGTTTGTTGGACTACCTAAATATCTTTCTATTAGTTCACCAAAATAATTATTATCATCTCCATACTCTACCCAATTGTGTCTTGTAGATTCTTTAATACTTGGAACTTCATAACCTGCTAGGTTTATTACTTTTACTTTTGTCATATTATTATATATTTTTGGTCAACTTCAGTTGGGTCTGCATATTGATCATATTTATTACTATTTAGTGTATGATCTGTTGTATTATCAGTTTGTGAAGTACAATATGCTTTACCTCTGTGTAATAGAGTTGTACCTTGCTTTAGCTCATAAGAATAACTGTTTTCTGCTGTTAAAATAGTAAATGCAATAGACATTTGCAAAAAATTACCGTTAGTAGATAGACTTGATGTAATTCCTGTTATTGTTTGTGTCTTTCTTGTACCATCCTCTATAATTACCATAGATAGGTCAGAAGCTACCGTATATGCTCTAGGTATTATACTTATTGTTTGTGAACTAGTTGTCGGTGATAATGTAATCATATTTATATAACCTATTAAGTCTATTATTGTTCAAAAAAAAAGAGGACAAAATGCCCTCTTTTATATCTTAGAACTAACTGTGTTTAAGAGTTTGTACCTTGAGTAATTGTTACCGTGTTAGTCATACCAGCAAAAGGATTTGCTGCTGTTGCACCTTCAAGGAAGTTTGCAGGTAATACTTCTTGAGCAGTTAAAGTTAAAGTATAACCACTCATATCACCCATTGCTGCACCTGTAACTATAGTACCACCACTTACGTCAGCTCCGTGTTCTAATCCCATAATAAAAGCATTATCGTTATAGTCTTGTACTACAACGTGAGGTCTTCCATATGTCAATAATTTTAACTCTTTATGATCTTGTACTGTTAGTTTATGTAGAGTTAAGTTTAGTGTTTGCTCAAAGAAAGCTGTTCCGTTCTCTCTTGAAGCTGTTATTGTTTGTTCGAAAGATGAATTACCTTTGACTTCGTACTCGAAAGCAGTTACTGTACCTAAATCTTCAACTACGTCTGTATCTGTGCTATCAAAAGCAGCAGTTATTACACCATAATTTAAGAAGTAGACAGCTCTAATACCACCAACGACATCTTTACAAGGTTCTTTTCTTCCTATTGTTAAATCACAAGCCATATCTTAATTTTTATAAAAAAAGGTAGGTGAAAATTATCGCCCACCTTTTTTTTAGTTATACAATTTTATTTATTAAGAGTATAGTACAATGTCACTACCGATAGCGTGTTGTATACCAGCAGTAAATCTCATTACAACTCTTACGTTTTGGCTACCGTCAATGTCAGCCATATCAATTACTTTTACTTCGTTTTGGTCGTTTAATAAACCTGTACCAAAGAATAAGTTTGATTTTTGTGCAGCTACAGCAGTGTTAGCAGCAAGACCTGATGCTAATACTACGTTGATACCATCATATGTTAAAGCACCACCGTTAAACCATTGTGTACCTTTGTTGTCAGTACCAGCAGCTCCTACATTACTTGCGAAACCACCTAAAGCTCTAACGTAAGCTCTGTAAATGTTACTTGAAACGTATATGAATAAATCCTCTGAGCCATAGATAGCTGATGGAATTACATCTACAATTTTACCTAGCTCTGCTACTACGTTTGTTGAAGTAACTGCACCTGCACCTACGTCAACTACATCTGCGTCTGCTAATAAAGTTGTTCTGAATCCATCAAATTCACCAGCGTTAGCGTTTGTACCATTCCAAATGTTTTGTTCCATTTTCTGTGCTACCTTATCAGATGCGTGTGCAATTAAAAAGTCAGCAAATGATGGAGGTAAATTATCATACGCAGAGAATCCCATTTGTACTGCATCCCAGTCTGATCTAAAGTCTTTCTTACATAATTGTAAGTTTACTTGAAACTCTTCTGGAGTTAAGATTCTTTCAGTTAAAGTTAATGTTGAAGTAGGATCAAAGTCACAAGTTGCGTCTTTAACTAGATCGTTTGTAGCTACTTTTTTCATTACTTCCTTTAATTTAATATTTGGCTTGATAGTAATTAAGTTTTCAGCCAAAGTTTTCCCAGATAGTAAAGCAGCAGATACATATTTACCTGCAAATTCACCAGCGTAGGTTGTTGTTATGTTAGTTGTTGTTGCCATTTTTTATTTATTAATTATTATTATTATAGTTCTCCGACTGTTATTGATGAAGCTGCATTACCATTTCCAAATAAGAAAAAGCTTGTACCATCAGAAGAAATCTCAATGAAATCTCCAACGCTTTCTGCATCATCTTCAAATGTTACTCTATCTGTTGCATCAGACTCAACTATTGCACCGTTTACAATCACACCACCATTTAGAGTATCTCTATTATCTGCTGGAGTTTGTACTACAGTATCAGTTGAAAAAGCTGCTGCTACGATAAACTTAACGTTAAATCCTGCGTGTGGAGCAGGTAATGTTACAGTGTAACCTGTACCACTAATTAAATATGTACGACCTGAATCAGCTGCTGTTAATGTAGTAGCTGCCGTTAAGGTCTCCATTTTAGGAAATATCCTAGTTACATCATTTGATATTGTTGTTGCCATTTTTATTATTATTTATTATTATTTTGCTAATCTTTGTAAAACTCTAGCGTATGTAGTGTTTTGATTGTTGTTAGAAAAAACGTTACCCATTTTTGTACTAACTTCGTTTTCTGGTGAATGTGAGATACCTTCAGCTGGTTCTTCAGAAGATAATTCTTCTGGTACTTCAGCTTTGACTTCCTCTTTTGCTTCAACCATTCCTTTTAATTTTTCTACCATAGATTTAAGCTCTGCCATTTCTTCTTTAGTGGCATACTTCTCCATACCATCTTCATATTCTTTATGATCTGGTGTATGTTTCATTTCGCTTTCTTCTTGTAGTTCTTCAGCTTCCTGTGCAGGAGCTTCTTGCTTAACTTCCTCACTAGCTTCTACGATAGTTTCAGCTTGAGGAGCTTCTTCTTTTAACTCTACGTCATTGAAGTTTTCTTCTTCCTTCTCTGCTGTAGATAAAAGAACGTCTTTGATCTTTGTTACAATTTCACTTGCTTTCATAACTTATATATGTATTTATATAAATTACTTATAAAAAATATGTTGTTGTATTTTTAAACTTTACCAATACCTTGTGCTTCCAAAGTACCGTCACAGCATTTTGTAGAGTAAGTTCTGCCATCAGGACAAAGACAACCTCTGCTTTTAGTTCTGGGAGAACTTTTGCTTACAGTTGCATTTTTTCTTCTTTTATATTTCATTTACTTGACTTTGGATGTTTAGAGGGAAGAATGTCGTTGTCAGTAACGTATTTAGCATTTTGTGGTCTTCCGTTCTTCACTAAATACAAAAACGCATTGACTCGTGCAAATGCCCATTGAGAAGGACTATTTACTCTTGGAGAGCTACTCCTGTTAAATGCACCAAGACCTCTTTGGAAGACCGAAGCTAACATACCGACTGTAACACCATAACCTAATTTTTCTTTATATCTTTTGTTAAAGTCGTCAGCTTTTTTCTGTAATGTCTTTCTATCTTTTGCAGATACTTTTGCTCCTCTTTTACCCTTAGCTGTACCCCTAGCTGTACCCTTACCTTTAGGGTTTCTATTAGGTGTGTCTGATGCTGGTGCTTTTGGTGATTTTCTTATACCACCTCTTGGTCCAACTTCTGCAAGTGCGTGTTGCTTACAAGGCATATACCAAGTCTGATTTTCAAACTCGTGTTCGTGTATGCCTTCACATCCAATATCTCCTGCTATTTTTTCTGCTTGTTCTTTGGAAGCATATGCAAGTCTATCCATAATTATTGCAAAATCATCATTTACTTTTTCAGAATATAAATCTACAGATAACTCATCTAATCCTCTAAGTTTAGATTCTACCCAGTTAAACATAGATTTACCACCCCATAATAAATATGATATAGTTCCACAAGCTTCATTATCTCCTTCTTTATAATAAGTTTCTGCCCTAGATAAAAATGAGTATATGCGTTTAAGAGTTGGTAATGTAAAGTTTTCTCCTCTTTCTAATTGTCTTGCTCTTGTTTTACCAACAGCAGTAGCACATTTATTATTAACAGCCTTATTATATTTAATACCTCGTATTGCATTGTTTTTTGCAGACTCTGGATAATCTCCGTAAGATTCTAATTCTACTTCTTCTGTTAGTGCAGCAAGAACTTCTCTTAATTCATATTCTGCGTTTAGTTCGTCTATTTCTTCTTTAATACTTTCTTTAGGTCTTTCTAGTCCATCAGCAAAGTATCCTTCTATAGAAAAACCTTTTACTTCTCCTTCTTTTACTGCTTGCCATACATTATCATTTAAGACTTTCATAGAAACCATCCAAGTTCCTTTTGGTAGATCAAATCCATAAGCAGCAGCTTTATCTTTCTTTGGATCTTCTATAAGCCAAGATTCTACAACTGACATATCTTTTAAATCAAAAGTATGTTCAAATGTAGAGTTTTGATGTTTATTTTTTATAAAGAATAATTCAGATGCTTTTCTTACAGTATCTTCTGAAAAATATATGTAATAATTGTGGTCATCATCTGCTCCCTTTCTAAATATCTTTTTGTTTGGAATAAGAGCAGGACCCATCAATATTCTTTTCTCTGCATCAACCTCTGCAAGTCTTACCTCTTTATGTTCTTTAAGTGCTATAAAATCTTCTTCTATAGCTGGGTTTTCAACTATTGATATTGCTTGAATACCACTAATTTCATTTTGATCGTCTATGATTAGTTCTATAATCTTTTCCATAATTAAATAACCTTATTGAGTTTATTCTGTTTCATTATCCAAGTGATGCTCCTTCAATCGTACTGCGTTCAAGTTCCTGTGCTGTTGTTACGTCTGACGCTACAACAAATGCTTTTACAGGTCTATCTTCTGCACCTGCAATTGTCTGTGCTAACTGACTTGTTTGTGTAGCACCTACTACATTAAATGCAGGAGCTTGTATTTGTGGTGCTGATGGAGTCGGTGTTGTACCAGCTGAAGGTGCTTGTATTCCTGATCCTTTTGACGCTAAAGATGTAGCTAATATTTGAGCTATAGATAAACCTGCACCTATTTTAGTTTGTGCTATATTTTTAGCTAATGCTATTTTATTTTTTGCTATTAAACTTGCAGCTATACCTACACCTGCAACAGGTAATGAAGCGTAAGCTGCTTGTGTTTGTAAAGCATAAGCTGATGATGCTGCTGTTTGTGTAGCAATACTTTGTTGTGCTTTTATTATAATATCTGCTATTGCAGCACCCTTTTCTATAACTAAACCTGCTTTTGCAAGAGCTGTTCCTTCTCCTGCAATACTTTTGAATATACCTGCTATTTGTTTAGCAAAACCAACTCTTGCTAAATCTATTTGTTGTTCAGTTTTTAACTCTTGCTGTTTAAGTCTTATTTTAGCCTGTGCAATTCTTATATCCCTTAAAGTTTCTCTTTCTGCTATAGCGTCTTTCTTATCTTGGACTTGCTGTAATCTTTCTAACTCCTCGTTATCTAATTGATTTAAAGCAGAAAATTTTGCTATTTCTAAAGCCAATGTACTATCTCCATTTTCTTTAGTTTGTTTTATTAAAGCGTCATAATGATCGGAAAGTCTTTGTCTTTCAAGTTCAAATTGTTGTTGTTGACTTATAGCTAAAGCGTCTTCAACATCTGTAGCAAACTTTAATCTTTCTTTCTCTTCGTCTTTTGTAGATTTAGTTCTTGTTTTACTATTATTTACAAATGTCTCTGTATAGTAATCATTTTGATCTGCTACCTTTCTTAGTGTTTTAAATTCCTCATCAAGCTTTTCTTGTTCTTTATTAAATTCATCTTCTACAGCTTTGATTCTTTTTTGTCTTCTTGCTTCAGTTTGTTCATCTGTTCTTGCTACTGTAGTTCCAAATGATGTCTGTCTAAACACTCTATCATTTCCTTGCTTGATTCTTGCTTCCTCTAAAGCTTTTTCTTTTCTTAAATCAATGTCTAATTGTTTTGAGTATAATTTTTCTGCTTCTGTATTAATTGCATTTGCAATAGCTAACTTTTCCAACGAAAGTATTTTATTGTCAATAGCTAAAGCAGAATCATCAGTTAACCTTGCATTATCTCCAACTCGTAAATTTAAATCATCATATTCATCATTTACTCTGGTGATTACTGTTTCAAGTTCTTCTTGACTAAATGTACCATCATTTATAGCTTTTCTTAACATTTTAAGTTCAACTCCTGCCTTAGCTTGTGCATCTGTTAAAGCATTTGTTGATCTCTCAAGTTTTGATGCTTGCATATCTGCTCTTTCAAATAATGCTATAATACCTTGAAAAGCTACGATTAAACCAACTGGTCCCATAGCTACTTTTAGCAACTGACCAAAACCTTTTGTTAGACCACCAGAAGTTGTTATAAGCGTAATGAATAACGTGGATAATTGAGATATGTTGTTAGCCATAGCTCGAAGACCATAGTTAGAATCAGAAATAGTACGACCAAGTTCAACAAGAGTAGCACCTGCTAATCCTGTTTTGTCAATCATATTCTCATTCTTCTTAGCATTATCCTCCATTATCTCACCTTGAGTGAGAAGATCTTGATTGAGTTTTTTTACTGCTCCAGAAGCTTTTTCAAAACCTTTAGTAACATTATCTATTTTAATCTTACCTTGATCGTTTATTTCTATAGTATATATTATCCTTTTATTATCTTCCATACCATCTGCGTTTAATTACTTCTTTGGCTTCTGTTATTGTTAAAGGAGCTTTGTACTTTCCTTTAGCAATATCTATATAAGGATTAACTCCATAAAAATTATCTGTCTTAAGTAATTCTATTATTAATTTAATCATTATTCATCTGTTTGATCTGCTGTTACGATTCCACTATCTGCGTATATATCTGTTGCATCAACTGTTAACGTTCCTGTTACTGGAGGTGTTACTGGTGAATCAGTTGTTAAACAATCTGCATTGTATATTAAATTATTTTCTCCACCCATATAACCGTGATTATAACATTCGTAACTTATAGTTCCAAAGTCACCAGCTACAGTTATAGTTACTGTACCATAATAATATGTGTAAGTGTTTCCATCTAATCCTGATTTTGACCCACCTGAATTTGATCCTGTATATGATAATTTATCTTCTTTACCAAAGTTATGAAAAGCAATAGGATGAGCAGAAGGCACATCATTCATTACATAAGTACCTTGACCCATTTGATAAGCACCATATTTGTTGTCAAATATATATATGTTACCAGCAGAAGTTACTTCTACTTTTAAATTAAATGTATTGTTTAGACAAGAAAAAGATGTAACGTTATAATATCTTTGTAATTCTAAATTAGATTTACCGTTTTGTAAATTAACATCTATTTTATTTATACTGTAAGTTTTATCTGATATTCTTATTTTATCTGCCAAAGAATATTTTGATATAAAAGCATTTGTAAGATTTGCTTTTACCTTAACAATTCTTGATTTAACATCAAACAAATGTCTAATGTAATTTAAATAATATAGATTAAATAAATTGTTAACGTTACTTGATGTGCCGTCAACAGCTCCTCTATACTCATCTATTTCTTCTCCAAAATGATTTGATTGAGAAGTATCTATACTTATTGAGTTTAGTGGTATATAATATGTAGTTATGTTACCATAATAAACAGTTACATTACTTGAGTTTGTATATGTATAAGGTATAGCTTCACCTGATGTTTCTCTATGAGGATAAAACAACAAGGGTTTACCAAAATGTGGATTATATTTTTCTGCTTGAAAAGATTTGTCACTTGCTGTAGTATTTCTATTTGGACTGCTTCTTTTTATACTATAACCTACTTGTATTTTTGTAGCTGATCCAGCAGCATCTAATAGTCTTTCAAATTTCATATGTGCAAAAGGTGGTATGACTTCATATTTCTTTTCACCCCTTGATTCATTGTATGACCAACTTTCACCTCCCCACTCTATACCATTTGCACTTTTATGTTGCTCTGCAAGTATAGCTTCAGTATCTTCATATTTAAATTCTATTTTAGAATAAGGCAACATTCTATGAACAGAACTTTGTGATATATCAATTTTGTTTGTTATATCTAATTCTGATTTAGATGATGCGTAATAAGAATCATAAGTCATAACTCTTATTCTTTTCATATTAGATTGTGTAGTCGTATATGATGAATTTTCTGTGCCTTCTATAAAACAGACTAAATTAAACATTTTAAATAATCCAGATAAAAAGTCTGTTATTGACATATCAGGCATATTAAACCTCATATCAAATTGACTTTTGTTTACATTTAAAGCACCACCACCTATAATTACATCACTAAAATCTTCACTGTCTCTATCTCCTCTAATTACAAACTTTGCTTCAAATCCAGTCATTGATATTCCTGTAGGTGAAAATATAGTAAATTGATAATCACCGTCTTGTTCTACGTTAAAATCAAACTGTTTGGAAACGCCAGCAGAAGGTTGGAATGTTTTTACTATTTCTCCATTTCTTATTATTTTTAAACCATATTTGTTAGTGCTATCAGAAGTAGTAGTTGTCAATCTTAATTCTACGTTATCTATATTAGCTGCTGATACATTTCTAATTATAATTGTATCTGCTGATTGTGTACCTGTCAAACCTGAAGAATTTACAGAATTTATATATAATATATCATTAGGATCAGTAGCACCTGAATATAAGGATGTGCTAGAACTTACTATGTTGAATGTGTTAATTGTTAATTCTTTTTCTCCTTGACTAAATTGTGTATTATCTTTTTTGTCTTTATTAAGCCACATATATAAATCATAATAATTTTTATTTGTCGCATTTAAGAAATCATTAGAAAATTCTATGTTTGTTAAGTTTGGATCACTATTTATCTTTTGTTCTATTGCTCTAAGAATTAAATGTACTCTAATGGCTGGTTTAAGATATTCATACTTTAAACCGTTAGTATTGCTTCCATAATCACTTGCATTATAATATAAATTACCGTCAGATAGTTGACCATAAAAATTAGTGTTATTAGAATAATATAATCTTTCTGATGTAGAAATTAGTGGAACAACTATTGGTTGTTCATAAAATAACTTTGTAGTTATTGCATTACCAGCAGCAGGTGCTGTGTTGAATATTATATCTCCTGATGTATAGGAATACGAAAAGTTAGATGTAGATACTTCACTTCCTGCATTAAATAATTTAAAATCTGTATTTAGTTGTGGATATGGACTATATAATATTCTAAATCTTTTCGTAACTCCATCTCCTGTTCCTATGGTAAAAACATCTGAATCTGTATAATCTTTTTGTGTAGTTAAGTAATGATAAAAAGATTCACCACCTCCATCAAAATATGTATCATCAATGTTAAATCTCTGTAAGTAATTTAAATCTGTTAGTTTTAGATTATTAAACAATTCTTTTAGTAATCTAAGACCACCATAAAAAGTAATTTTATAGGTACTAGGTTTATTATATTTAAGAGTAACACTATCTAAAGTTATATATCCATCTTTATAAGGTCTATCATTTATTTCTATTCTTGCTGATTTACTTTCTCTTGCGTCAAAACCACCATCTAAAATATCATAATTATAATAGTGTTTAAATACTTTATTATTTCTTGCAGTTGCAGGTAATGTAAAATTTCTACTAAAATCAGTAAACAATTTATCAGGAGACCTAAAGTCTTTTATAGAACTTACTATGTTTATTGAACCATCTTGAAAAACATCAACCTGTTCATTTTCTATATAGAGTTGTATCTTTTGATTCATTATCTAATATTGTTGATTCCATCAAATGCAAATTCAAATTGAACAGTGTAGTTTACTAATTTATCGTTTAGGCTTGTTTTATATGTAAAGCTTGAATCTTTTACAACAACAGGCAGTGTTTTATTTTCATCTCTGATCCATATATCTTCTGACTGAAATAACTGTCTCATAGTTTCATTATACTCATCTCTTAAAAATCCTGTGTTTAGTGTTAAGCTTTTTGTTGTCAATACGTCTTGAACAATATTTGAAGGATTGTAATTATTATATGAAACACCACTTGTAGATGATGTAAGAGTGCTTGTAATAAAGTTATCTCTTTTTACGTTAAAATTATCAGTTCTCTTCTTGTTAAAATATAAATCTTGTACTGCTCCAAATTTATTTACAAAAGATATTTTTACTTGAGTGTATTTAGGTTCACAAGTAAATATTGGATATATAGTTTCTGTTGCAGATGAGGTTTCTGTACTGTATGTCGATACAGAAGTGTTTGAAGATACTAACTCTATTTTACTTGCTTGAACTGTACTTGATATATAAGCAATATAATCATTTGAATTTTCTGTAACTGGAACTCCAGATAAAGGTGTAATGGATTTACTATCTGCTACTGATTCTACACCTGCACCATCAATCGTATAAAATATAACATTTGTTACTCCGTTTGGACCTTTGTATATAGGAATGTAATATTGTATATTTTCTGGTATGTATAAATAATTATTGCTAAACATTTTAGATGTTGTCAACGTAGAGTTAAGACCATCTTCAAAATAGGTGTAGCCTTTTGTTGCTATTCCATAAGCCGTTGTTGAAGAAGGTGTATCAAGATCACTATATTGATTTGTTTTTACATAATACCACCAACAAGTTGTAGATATAGAATTATAATCATTATCATATACTAACGTTATATAATCTTGTATTAGCTCTGATATTTCAAACCTAACAGTATTGTTAGAATCAGGATTAGATTTTGTAATCGTATATTGTGGCTGTGTAGGTTGAGAACTAAAACTTCCCGTCCAACAATATAAATTTAAAGTAGAGCTAGATAGTGTTGCCATTGATGTCTTTTTCTATATAACTTAATTAATAAAATTAGTATCAATACACATCAACACCAGAACAACTACCAAAGTTATAAACTGCTCCTGGTCTAACACCTGATGGTCCTCCAGAATATCCTATTTTAAAATAGTTTCTGTTTTCGTTTACTCTAAAGTTTGTTTCAGATGTTGGTGCATATAAAGTACTTAAACTAGGATCACTATATAAATATGTATTGTCACCAAAAACTCCTACATAATAAACATTTAAATCATAAGTATTTAAAGTATTACAAGCTGTTGTCTCATCAGAAGCTGAACTAGTAGATATTCTCATAACTTTTATATTAGAAGGTCTATCTTCTGATGGAGGTGGAGGAGGATTAACAAAAGCATCACAAGAAGCACAATCTCTAAAGTTAACTAAATCGTCTATGTTTATTGTTGATGTTACACTTGCAGTTGTAGAATCTTCATAACAAACACCATTATATACAACACTTGGATATTGCTCTTGAAATTGTGCAGCAGTTAAATTATCTGTATGACCAAATACTATTGTTTGTGATGCGTCATCACATTGTTTGTATGTTCTTTTTCCAGCAAGTGTTGCTGATGGAGGTGCAGAACCACCACCTATACAAGTTGCACAATCGTTAAATGATGTAGGAAATAAATCTTCAAATACAGAAGCATCAGGACTATACGCACTTGTGTCACCTACGTTATTGTGTAATTTAAATATTATACTTCTACAGTTTTGTGTATTAGCACCAATTCTAAATACATTTGGTAAATCTGAATCTGATACAACATAAAACAGAGAACCAGCAGTATTACCACATTGTCTATATGCACCATAATATTTATTAGGATCAATTACTTGTGTTTCTTCTGGTTCAATATCACCAACACATTCTTGACAAGTTCCATAAGGTTGCGCTCTATGTAAGTCTGATTGTGTGACAGAAAAAAAGCCACTTGGTAAATTATCAGTATCAGCAAATACTTTTGTTACAGTATAACAACCAGCACCACCAGTTTGTCCAAATCCATCAAATCTTAATACTGTGTTTAATGAGTAATCAGGGTCTGAATCTGTAAATATTATGTTTTCTAATCTACCAGCATTTGTTTGGTCAGGACATCTTGTAATAGCTAATTTTTGTATGCTTGATGTTGGTTGACTTGCAGGTTCACCAGCGCATCCGTGATTAACACAATCTTCAGCAATACCACTTGCCTCGATGTATCTAAAATTACCATCAGCTCCTGAACCTGTTGTACCTGTTGTGCTATCTGAATAACTACCTGCTGATAAAGCTCCTGTTCCATCTGCATTAGCAAAGAATTGGCTACTAGCACAAAAAGCAGTTTTAGCATTTCTATCACCGTGTATTGTTACAGTAGTACCTGAAGTACAAGCAGTGTTACTTGCTGAAGCTGTTGAAGCAAATCTTAGCGTAAAGCTTGGTCTAGCTTCCCAAGTTATTTGTCTTGCAGTGGTAGAAGTTAAATCTGTAACTCCTGTACCACTTACCTTACAATTATAAAATACATCACCAGCACTTGTTTGTGTTTCACCACCACCTCCAACTTCATTGATGATTAGTTCAGATGATGTTTCACCACTTATGTTTGATTGACTACCTGATGAACTACCTTTGGTCCATTGGTAAGTTGGGTTTGTTATATTTTCTGCTACTGCAACTAATTTTACTCTTTGTGATACAAAAGCAAAACCTTGATTATTACCGTCAACTGTTGACATACTTATTGTTACTCTTGCACTAGATGTAATTGTTGTTGTAGGTGAAATATCACCACCACAAACTTTTATAGACGATACATAACCAGGAGGATAACTATTAATGTAAGCGTAGTGTTCTTGTGGAGTTCCATCACTACAAGTAAGTATAAGTTTATACCAGTTATCAGTACCACCAAAAGGAGAAGATAAATTGTTGTCAGATGCTCTTTGTGTATATAGTATAGCACCCTCTGTTATAGCACCATTGTAATATACTTCAGTGTCAGCAATTAAATCACAAGGGTTTAGTCCTTGTGGTCCAGCCACTGTAGAAAATGATGACGATACAACTCCTGTATTAGGAACGTTACTTGATTCTTCTATATTACAAGATGTAACAATAGTAGGACAAAGTACATAACCACTAATTCTTCCATCTGCTTCAGCACCAATTATACCATTGTTGTTTGAACCTATCTTATAATATTTACCGTCACTTGCATAAGGTGTCTGTAATGATTGGTCACTAAATAAAGTTACACCGTTACCAAGAGCAGATTGACCATCTAATAAAACAAAGTAAGCTGTAACTGATGCAGTATCTGCACAAGCAACAGTAGCAACTGTTCTTCCTGTAGGAGAAACTAAAACTGTATCTGGAGTTTCTGATGTTTGCTCATCATATATTTTTACAGAAGTAGAAACTGTAGGACTTATTTCGTTTAATGTAAGTGTAAATGTTTCGAAAGGTTGTTCGCTTGTTGTATCTTTTACTGCTTCAAATACTTCTTGTGCAGTATTGTTATATACTTGAAAAGAACCTGTCAAACCGTTTCTTACTAAATCATTTGCAGATATACCTGTTATTGTAAACGGAACAGCAGTATTATCTGGAATATTTTGTGTTGTCAAGTCTATTGTAAATGTATTCCCTTCTGTTACAGATGTAACGTTTGGCGTTAATATATAGGTTTCACTTAAAGCCAATGTACCTGTTAGTGTTGAAGCTAATGTTACGTTAGCTGAACCGAATGTACCACTAAAACTAGCAGTAGAAGCTGCAAGTGTTGGACTTGCTGTATATCCTGTAGCAACTGTTAAAGCAATAGTAAAACTGTAAGAGTCTCCAGCTCTACCCTTTACTTCAAATATTTCTGTTTTAAGTTTTTGTAAATTGACTGTTTGAGATGCTTGTATAGCAGAAGCTTTTGTTACAGTACCTGAATAACCAGCAGAAGAAAAAGATGGTGCTATATCATTAGTAATTGTGAGTCTTGCATAATATTGAGTTGTTGTTGCCCAAGATACTACAAATGCAGTGGCAGTAATTGTATTACCGTCTGAATCTGTTGTGCTACATCCATAAGATACTTCTTGATTTGTTACACCTCCACCTAAGGTAACAGTTATATTTATATCTGCTGTTGTACCTGATGCACCAGTACCAGTCCAAGTATAAGTTCCTGAACTTGTAAAGTTGACTGGTATAGCTCTAAGTGTTATAGGAGAACCAGAAGTTCCTTGACCTGGACTGTCTGATGTACTACCATCTGCGTTAACTTGTACTATCTTTAGTTGGTATGTATCAGTATCTGAAGTAGTAACTACTTCGCTTCCTGCACCAACTACATAATAAGGACTTCTGCTGTTTATTTTATTTACTGCCATCTGTATTTATTTCTGATTGTAAGTCTTTTAAATAACCTTCTTTTATTTCTTGTGTTATTTCATCTTTATATTTTTGATCTACAAAATCTATTATGTTTGCACCTTGATACCCAAATCTTTTTATAGTACCTCTTGTAGCAATAGCATCTTGTATTGACTTTATCATTTTGACTTTGCTGTTTTGTTTGTTTAATGGTTGTAAACCTTTGGCAGCTGCCCATTGTTCTATTTTACTATAAGGTGGTCTTTTGCCAGGTTTTCTACCTTTTTCTATAGATTCAAAATAATCAGCTGCAAAGATGTCTAGTGTGATACTTTTTGTGCTTGCATAAACAGTACCTCTGACACTATTTCTTAATTTTCTTGTTGCATTAAGTTTTTTCTGATCTATCTGATTCTTTATTTCAGTAGTTAATTTTTTACGTATTCTGTTTAAGGCTTCAGCTGTAAATGTATAGACCATTAGCAAATAGATAATTCATTAGTAGGTACTTCAATGTCAATAGTCATTGCCCAACCAGCAAGTTGATTTTCATATTTGTCTAACATTGGTTCTGCTGTCACATTAGTAGTTAATTGAAATTTATCCGAGTAAGCATCACCTCTTCTTAAGTTTTGTTGTAAATGATTTATAACAGCTAATTGTGTATTCAATACGTCTTGTAAGTTGTCATTACCAAACATCATATCTTCTGTTTGTTTTACTTTTGTATAGTCTACTATGTCTAAACATAATAGTTGTAATGAAGCTGTTGCCATTCTATCTGTAAATGTAACATTGCCAAATACAATATGACATAAAGGAAATATAGTTGTTTTGTTTAGATCAACCTCAAGTATATCTCCTGTAGTTACTGTTTTAGTTATACCGTTAGATCTTATGATAGTTTTTATTTTGTCTAATATTGAATATACTTGTATCATTTTGTATTTTGTTTTATCATTTTTCTTTCTAGTTCATTTTTCTCTTTTTCAAACTCTAGCCAAGTCAAGCATTGAAATAAGGAAAGTTTTGTAACGTCTTTAAATTTTGTTGGGTCGCCTTGAGCAAGTCCGTAAATTGATTGATACCAACCCCATTTTGCTCCAAAGTTTGCTGAAGCGTTGAGTCCTCCTTCAATTGATTCTCCAAATAAACCATCATATGTTTCGACAACTCGCTGCCTAAACGGTAAAAAAAAACCGTTGCACCTAAAGCTACACTTACAGGTGCGTCTAACATAACATCAGAGTATTTATCGCTCCCATCATAATCCTCTATCAGGTATAATTCTTTTTTCTCAAATACAACTGGTCTGTATAATACAGCTAATGCTTTGTGCATCTCTTGCCAGTCAGATATGTATTTATCTAAATCAATAAATTCACCTAAAGATATATCATCAAGCTTAGGAATAAAACCAAACTTCACTGTTTGACCTTTTGGGTCTGTCATCTCAAATGTTCTTTGCAATGGTGTGTCCTCTTTGAATAGTTCAGCTATGTGATGTATGATGCCACTAAATTCAGTCAGTGGTAATTCGTATGCTTGTTTTAAACTTATATCACAAAAACATTCTAATAGTTTCAGATTAGCAAAATCTACTTCTTCTTGTGTTGGTTCTTTACCTTGTTCTACCTTTACAGTTTTTATATACTTCTGATACTGTTTAAGAGATATTCCAGATAACTCTTTTGGGATGCTTAGGGTGAATGTTTTACTCATATTTATATAACTATCATATATTTTATTGTTGCTAATGTAATATACAACAAAAATAAAAAACATAGTTAATTAGATATAAGGTTATTTATTCTAACAGAATTTTATATCTTTGAATGTATATATAGAGATTTAGGATAATTGTATTTAATGGGTAAATAATATTTTTCATATTTGTTTAGTTTAAGCTCTGATTACTTTTTCAGAGCTTTTTTTATACCTGCTTGAATTTCCTTAAGTGAACTACTCACCTACAGCAGAATGCAAAACGCGTTGATTTTTCTGCTTTGATCTACTCAACAATAATTACCTGCTTTTTGCGTTTAATATCTGAATTGACTTATTCAGTTCAATGTAAAGTATGTTTTACATTTAATAACCAGTAGAAAAAAGAAAAGATTTTTATATACAAAAAAAAACTACCTGTAATTATCAGATAGTTATAAAATTATTGCAATAAAAAAACAGCCCATTTCTGAGCTGTTCTTCAAACTAATTAACCTAATTATTAACTAATGAAAAAAGGTATTTTAAATGCTATTTAAGTGTTGTTTATGAGGGTATATCATCTCTATATAATTCCTCCAATTCATATTGATCCATTTTAGTTATTATATCAATGTTAATTGTTTGATCATACTTACATTTAAATAATTTTGCTGAAGTATATCCACCTCTAACATCTGCTCCATTATGTATTTGTATAAGCACATAACAAGCATTATCAATATATAAAAATTGGTACTGAATATCCTGTGATAAATCACTATCCCAATTATAAGAATTGTAAATTTCACCTTGTATTTTAGGAGAATAATAATATCTTAAATGTTTGTATGCTTTGTAACATACTCCCCATAAATGTGAATCCCATTTCTCAGGATCTTTATTTATGTTATTAAATTCCTGGCAAATGGAATCTATTTCCAACCCATCAGTTAAATAATGAAATAAACTTATTGTTCTGTAATACCATTCATCATCTTTATCAATGGTTTCAATTTCATCATTAATAAAATCTTCCATTGATCTTTTTTGGTTCTTTTGCCAATGTCTATTATCATCACCACCAGAATCGCACATATCAGTTCCTGTTGATTCTGTTAACATATCATACACTAATGTATTTATATTCATTGATCTTGACTCAAATTTTTTAATTAGTTCTTTTTGTTTTTCTGTAATGTTTTTATTTTTCATAATGTTATTTGTTTTTAGTTTATAATGTTATAAAGTGAAAAAAGAAATATAAAAAGCCAAATATTAAAATAAATGGAGTAATATATTTTTCTGTAATATGTATAAATTTTTTCATAGTTATTAATTTAATTGTTTACACAAATATAATAATAATTTTTAATTAATCAACAATAAATGTCAATTATTTTAATTTATTTCTTATTATTGTTTTGTGAAATATATCCTTTTCATACAGACCAGGAAAAAGCATAGCAACCAAAAAACCTACTATGTTTAATGATTGCTATACCTACTATGTTTAAGAATTAACCTACTATGTTTAAGAATTTAGGGCAACCTATAATGTTTAACGATCTCTTCTAATTGTTTGATCTTCCTTTGTAAACTATCAATTCTGTATTCATAGTTTTCAATCATTTGTGTTAATGTTTCTTTACTGACATTAAATTTTGTTTCCATAATTTTACCAATTTAAATTTCCATTTGTATTATTTCCTATCAAATCGTTTTTATTAGATTGATCTATAAAGTCCCAAACTTTTTCAGCTAATTTTGGTGGTAACTTAATTTCATAAGTTTCAAGTTCATCATTTTCGACAAACACTCCCCAAGTATTTATTTTATTTATTTCCATAGTTTTATTTATTTAGTTACAATATTATGTTTAATTAAATCTTTAATTAATGAATTAAGGTTATCACTTACATAAATTGCAATACAATCGTTTATATGAGATATAATACTATCTTCACTATATTCAATAGCTTCTGAACACATATTTAATAGTGTATTTCTTTGACTTTTAGTCAAGTTATCATAATCCTTTATTAGAAAATCTGTTTTAAGATCTCCTAATTCTATTTGATATTCTACCCAGGCGTGAACATCTAATCCTGTCCAATCTAATGAACAATGTTTTACTTTTTCCATAGTTTTATTTATTTAGTTCGTGATAACTTTTTTCTGTTATCCTTTTCATAAATCTTTGTTGATCTGTTATATAATACTTATTATCCTGTTCAAGTGTATAAAGTATTTTATTAATTGTATTTATAAATTTCATAATTAATCTTTTATAGTTATATCATAAAATTCTCCTGTTGGTGAATCGTGATGACTCATTTTAACTTCATATTCATTATTATTAATCTTCCATAAATAAAAAGTTAATTCTGTCTCTGTGTATGCAATTTCATAAAATATATCCATTGGATCATTTAAAGTAAATGATATTTCTCCAGATAAATTTTGCCAACCAACATTTCTACCATCTATAAAAACATCTTTACCTAAATGATTTTTAAATTCAGATTTTATTTCTTCTTCAAAAGTTTCCTGATACCATTCAGCGTGCCAATGATTTTTATAAAAATAATCTTCTACATCATAATCCTCTATATCATTAACATTTTTGTTTTCTTCTCCTATTAATTCCAGAAATTGATCTTTGTGTTCAATAAAATATTTAGTTTCACCATCGTAATAGTCGTACAAGTCGAATACTGCTATTAATTCTTTTTGTGTTTGTGTTTGTGTTTTCATAATTACCATATTTGTTTTTCTAATCTTATTATTTGTTTTTGTAGCTCTGATCTTTTCTTATCATCTTTTTCAAATGATAATCGAGTTCTCATATTTACTAGCTTTGTGTATAAAAAATGTTTCATATTATTTATATAAATTATCTATTGTTGCTCCTGAATTTTTGTGCCATACATCAATGATTTGTTCATTTGTACTATCATCAATATAATATACATAATCATTAATTTCAATGTATAAAGTTTGTTTTGTTCTTATATCTATTTTCATATTATTTATTTTTATAGTTTTTACAAGCTCTGTTACTTATCCAATAATCTCCAAATGGATCGGACATCTCGTATTCTCTAAGTAGAATATTTGCTTCTCTTAAAGTTTCTGCTGAATCTAATGTTTCAGTTCCTAATTCGTTATTAAATTTATAATTTATGTATTTCATAATAATTGTTTTAAAAATGTTTATACAAATATATATAAAAATAAATTTAATTAACAAATAATTGACAAACTTTTTACTAAAATCTTTTTTAATATCCAAGTGTAAAATAAAAAAATATATAAAACACTATCTAAATATTAGCATTATAAAAAACAAATATGATTAAAAATTTTAGTTGGTGGACGAGGTGGTTTGTAAATAACCTACTGCGTTTAATGATTAGATCATTTAATAACCTACTGCGTTTAATGACTAAGTATCCAAATAGAATGTATTTTGAATCTGTTGGGCTTGGAGTCCTTTTTACTTTTTCTAGTGTATTCTTTGTTTACTTATTCACTTGGGTTTATATAGTGATCAAGTTTTAAACCTACTGCGTTTAAGAATGTACCTACTATGTTTAAGAATTATCTTATAACATAAACACCTTTGTTTGCGTTCGCTAAAAAGTATTGCAAACAATAACGAAGTGAATCTAAGTGATGGTCCCATCTTGCAACAGGTCTTGTATTTCTTTCGTGCCAAACATAATTGTTAAGTTCTTTTATAAGCTCTGTACTTCCTGGATCTACTATCATATCAAAATCTTGTATCAAAGCAATCCCTGTCAATATTGACCCACTGCGTTTAATAGTAGGTTTTATATTACAATATTCTTGAAGCTCTGATATAAGTCTTGGTTCTGCACTATCACAAATAATTAAATCTTCTCCAGCGTATCTTCTATTATTTTCTCCTATCTCTTTTGTAGACATACCAGCTTTACAATACATTGTCTTAATCCAAATTTTTTTCTTATCTTTATTGATTGCAGTTTTTATAAGTACAGTTGGATCTACCGAAAATCCAAAGTCTTGACCAAATATATATTCTTCATTTGAATTAAACTCTCCTATGGTCCAGTTAGTAAATATAACACCTTCTGCTTTTTCCATCCAACCACCAAGTATTTGGTGATTATATTTATCTGGTCTTCTTCTTCTTATGTCTTCTAGCTGTAAAAGAAAAGAATCTGATAGGTTTTCTATATTGTCTTTAAATGTTGTATGTATATATGAAACATTATCTTTCCATAGATTGCTACCAGGATTTACTCCTTTACCTGCAAAGAACCTTTGATATATCCAGTGTTCTTTTGTTGCTGGATTTAAAATCATCATAACCCTATTAGGTTTATTCTTCGCCCTAACAGACTGATCTATTTTATCAAAGTCTTCTTCCTTTGTAAGCTCTTCTGCTTCATCAAGCACCCAAGTAGTTATCCCACTAATCGACTTTAGTGCAGCAGTTTGATTTCCTGCTGATGTACGAATACCTTTAAACATTATTGAGCTACCAGTACTTATGTTTAAGATCTCATCCTTAGTAATCCTAAAATGATTTAAAATATCGTATAATTCAAGCTTTTCTAAAAACTCTGGTATAATTGAATTGGCAGCACTTATCATTGTATAACGAGTAAAAAGTATCTTATGACCTTGTTCAAACGTTAGAAACGCTAAAAATGTAGTTATAGCAAATGATTTACCACTCCCTCTACCACCTGTTATTACAAAGTATCTTGTATCGTTACCAAAAGAATTGTATTTAGAATTAAGAACTGGAGTCTTCATCACTGTCTAATTCTATAGTATTATCGTCATCTTGATTGCCAGTAAATAGATTTTTGATATTTATGTTTACCTTTTGTTGTTTATCCTCTACAACATCAGGTGCTTTTCCAAAAGCATATTCTCTGATCGTATCACGATCTTTTGGTGAAGTTCTTGCTTGCTTGGCTATGAACGCCCAAAACTCCTGTATGCTTCCAAATTCATTTTCAATAGCATTTGTTGCAAGTATTCTGGTCCTATTTCTTTTGGCATTGTTAATAGCACCAGAAGATGTGGCTTTAATAAAAGATTTATTTCTAACGCCTGCTTTTCGCTTATTGTTTCTTCGTCCATCAGTTTCTTTGACATATTTATACTGTTTTGGTTTTCTTCCCATTTTTATTATATAAAAAATTATATATGCTCCATATTGCGTCTGACCATTCTTTATCAGTGTAAATCTTCTTACCTTTCCTCTTTACACCTTTATATTCTACTACTAAATTAAACTTGACACATTTTCCTACACAACCTGGTAAAGGTTCTGGATATATTTTATATCCTCTTTCCAAACACCATCTAGCAGCAGATTGATTATACAAATTATCATAAGGTGGTAAACGCCATTTCTTTTTATGTTCTTCTATTTGTTTAGGTGTCCTGCGTTTCATACTCACTAACTTGACTTAATAATTTTCTATACTCTATCAAAAGTTCATCATACTTAATTTTATAATAAGTTTCGTCATTATATTTTTTAAGATCCTCTTTACTTTTATCTAGCAATATATTTTTTAAGTCTTTGTAGTAAGATAATACTGTATCTTTATATACAGCCATTACATCAAACACTGTCAAACCGTGAATAACAGAAGCGTGATTCCTTCCAACTGACTGACCTATCTCTTCTAAAGTTGCGTGTGTAAACTCTCTACACAATTTAAAATAAATAGATCTTCCATAAACATACTCTCTTGTTCTTGTATTTTTTGTGATGTCAATATCTAAAAACTTATTTACAAGCTTTTTGATTCTCCATACACTAATATTCGACTTTGCTTTCATAGTTATCTAATTCAAATTTTATTTGTCTGTATGTTTTTGTTGTTGCATATTCAAGTGCATTTTTTATTCCAGCACAAAATTCATACATTTCTTTTCTTTCAAACTCATACATATCTTCTATCAACTCTTCATAAGTTACACCCATAAGTAAATCTCTTAAAGTTAGGTAATAACTTTTATCAATCTGATCTTTATATGTAGCCTTTTCTAGTGTACTCATTTACATTCAAAGTCTTCTCGTGAAAGTATTTTCTATAATTGTCACAAGCAATCTCTACTTTCTTTTTGCCTTTCTGTAAAGATTCTTTGCTACAGTCATAAACACCAATCTCACCACTGTTCTTATCTATAACTAAAAATGTAAAGTTTTGTATTGAAAAAAGCTCCGTATAAATTGAAGCCTGCATATCATAGTGCCATTTATTTTTTGCACTATAGACCCAAGAATTTATATCACCAGTAGTTTTTACATCTACCAATCTATCCTTCTTAACATAATCTGCTTTCCCTCGAAACGGAAAATCATTTATTTCTCCAATACTTGGAACTTCAGCAATACCGTTTCTAAGCAATTCACTTGCTTCATAATTAGATTCTAAACACTTAACTAGATAAAGTAATTGATTTAATTCTTTAGTAAGCATTACTTCAACTCCTGGATTATCTAATTTAGCATCTTTATATTTATTTGTGTTTCTTGAACTTGCATCAACAAAATGGTATCTATCAGCAACCTTTTCCTGTTCAAGTACCAACATATGAAACAATCTACCTTCCCTTAAAGCTGGTACATTATTATTATCCATAGTTAGATACTTTCTATATTTAACAGGAGACTCATAAAGACTTTTTACCGAACTTGATGACAAACAAGTTTCACCTAAATATCCATAGTAAAAAGTATCATCATCCATTCTATCAATGAGATCTTTTTCATCCCACTCTTTACCGTCTAATAATCTAATCATACTGCAAATATAATAAACATTTAATAAACATCCTATCTATCTCTATATTTATTTATGCAAACAGCATATCTTTGATCAGTTGATCTATATTCACTAACCATTGTATTATCAGACATACATCTTTGTATGTATTCTTTTTGTGTCTCTGTTGGTTTGGGTTTTGGTATTGGCATTTTATATGTTTTCTAATTTATCTTCTAAAGCTGCTAAAGCTCTCCAAGCTACTTTTCCCAGATGAAGTAATCCATCATCATCTATTTTATCAGCATCAATTAGATGTCTTGTAAGTGCGTCTAAATGATCTGTACTTTTACTTTTATCCCAGTGTAAGTCTTTATCAGGATGATGTTGATTGTTACCTGCTAAACTTACTTTACTTACGTATTTAAGTGCATTAGGAAAATATTTAATTACACCAGTATAAACTGGCATTTCTTTTCGTTGTTTGTGTTTATCTTCTTGTTGTGCCATAATTATATCCATTATTAATATATCAACACTCATAGTATCTCTGCTCCTACAACAGGTAACATTGCTATTTCTTTTGTTATCTTAATGTTATTACCAAAATCTGTTGTTTTAGGTAGATCTTTTTTAAACCAATGAGGGTTTTGAAAGAATAGATTCCATCTATAAATACCTTTTGGTGTTGAGTTTATATATATTGGTACATCAAAATTTTCTATTGCCTTATCTAATAACGCAGCAAACTTAGACTTCTCTATAACAAGTTCCTCGTAGTGTGTCTTTCTACATTTAAGCTCTATCCTATGATGTGTCTTAGGACTATAACAATCCCATCTACTAATAGGACTAAGACTCATAACTAAGTCTGGGTAAACGTTTTCTTTTAGATAATTAAATAGATCAATTTCAATCATTGTATTTATCAAATACTTTTTTTAATCTTGTGAGTTTATCGTTAAAACAAGAACCACATCCTGTTGGTGCGTCATTTACATTAAATACATAATTATATATGTTTAATAAATCTTTTTGTTGTGCAGCAGTAATAGTGTTTGTTTTTGCTGCAAAAAAATCATCTAAGTATTTGTATTGACCTTCAGATAAACAGTTAGGTTTATTATAAGGAAACATTACATTTAAAACTCTTTTACGTTCATCACATCCACAGTCTTTTCCTAGTGCATCAAATACACCGTCAACTGCTGCTTTTATTCCTGTAGCTTTTGTAATCTTTTCTACAGTATCACCAAGTCCATCAGATTGCTTTTCATATTTAGCAACCCAATCTTTATATCTTTTGGTTCTTTTATCGTTAGGTTTTGGAGGTATCTTACTCATTTTTTATTTATTTTAATTAAGTGAAAATCACCATTTATATAATCCTGGAAATCTTCAGCAAACTTTGTGTTAATTATCTGCTTATAATTCTTACAGCTATTAAATATAGATGTAACACTGATATTAGTATCAGCAGATAGCTTACGCATACTAATATCTGTCTCGTAATAAATTTTAAATAGTTTTTGATCATACCATCTATCCCAGCTTTCTACTTCTTTCTTTATATTTTCTATCATAGTCTCTTCTGCTTTTTGCTTCTTGAGTTCGTTTTCTAACTGTAGTTGCGTACTGGGTTCAACTATTTCATAAGAAACTTCTATATCGTCTATGTTCAAGGTTCTATGTTTATTTTTTTGTTTAAGATAATCGTTATATAAATTTTTTATTGTTATATAAACGTAAAATTTATTTATATCGTTTTCTTTATACATTATCTTATCAGGATCTTTAATATATTTATTTAACCTTAAGTACATATCTTGGACTATATCATCTACCAAATATTTAGGTATACCCATAGATATACCCATAGAGATCCATAGTTTGTGATATTTTGACAATAGCTCTATCATTTAATAAAAAAGAAATGTATAAATACTATTCCTAAACTAATTCTAAATAAATCTGCTGTGGTTTGATATTCTTGTATTTCTATATCTTCAACATAATCAATGCCAAGCATAAAACCTTTTATAAATTCTAATTGTATATTCATAATTTAATATTCAAATTCTACTCTGATCTGATCTGTTTCTCCATAAAACTTACTCATTCTATTTATTTCAACAATATTTTGATCTTGTTCATAAACAAGACCTTCTAACGAGTCAAAGAAAGCCTTGTTTAAATTATCCTGTAAATCTGGTTTAGTTGTCTTAAATGTCTTCACTCTCTTCTTTTTAGAAAAACTCTTTGGATAAGAGTAGATATATTCTATATAATTAACTTTAAT